TTATAGTTCCTTCTTCATTTAATCTATTGTGATAATAACTTTTGAAATCCATTTTTATATCTCCATTAAATTCTATATTCTATTTATTTTAGAATGAATCCTCGTCTTCAGCAGCAATCTGGTGACAAATTTCATCTAAGTCTTCTGTATTTGAAAATCTACTTCCATGTGTATTTAGTACATATTTCTGAAGTTTGCGATATTTTCCTTCTTCATCTAAGTTCTTATAGGCTTCTGTATCACGAAGTCTTCTCAATGTCTTATCTTCTTTGATTTCCAATGCCAAATCAGTAATGGTATTTTCCTTTAAGAACTTTCTAAAATCTGATTTAATTTCAGATTCTTCAAAAATTCTATCCATAGCATTTATGTACATATCTTCATCATAATCTATGGTCAAATCAAGAACTTCACCAAATTTGGCTTCACATTCATCTTCAGTAATACCAAGATTGTCAGAAACATAAGTCAATAGGTCAGCTCTAGTAGGTTCAATATCGTTTTCTGTCAATTTTTCTAGATAAGAATCAATGGCATCATCCAATTCATCTCTAGTAACTTCAACTAGCATATTATTGGAAATCTGACTAAAGGATTCTTTATAGATTTCCTTCTTTGCTTTCTTATAGTCAGCAATCATATTCTTGACCAATTTTCCTACTGTAGCTGAATTATAAATTGGTTTAGCCTTAATAGAATTGTTTTTCATCATAGAGGCAAATTTTGCGTGTTTCTTTGCCTCACCACCAACTTTAACTGACAAATCACCATTTTCCAATACTTTAATAGAGCCAATTTTTGCCTTACCTATAATGGTACGGTCTATAATATCATAAGTGGTATCATCAAACTTTTCAATACCAAAACCAGCATTTATGAATATTGGAAGAATCTTAGAAATAAACTTATTTTTTGCTTCCATATCAAATAACTCCTAAAAATGTATTTTCTATATTTATAATTTTTTGTCCTAAACGTTGGTAATTACTGTTGAACTTGCCACAAATGGTGCCGCTGACACATTTTCATTGGAGAATTGAATATCTTTAGTTCCTCTAACATATCCATAGTCCATATTCCAGTCTCCATATCCAAATAAGTTCTTATATTTCTTTACAATCATACCACCGTATGTTTTAGTTAGTTCACCACCATTTATCAAGTAACTCGGGTCATATGAAATCTCCCATATTGTGTCTCTAGCACTTTCGGCAGATTTTCCAGTTGCTGTGACCGCATCAAAATTCATTGTCTTATCATCTGGGTTAAAGGTCGCAGAATTGCCACTTATAGACCAATACTGTGCTTTGGTGTTGGTATTATCATCATACCACTGAACCGTGGCAGGAGCACCAAGTGCTCGCAACTGCTGGTCTATTGAGGTCCATATTGATTTATCCTTGTCAGCAAATGCGGAATATGATAATATTTGTTTACTTCCTACAGGATAATTTACAATATCTTCCAATTCTTCATAATAATATTCTTTATGGAAGTCACCCAGAACGGAACCTTCAAATGTATCGTAAATTGCAGATGCTCTACCAATCTTAGTACCAAATTCATAAGACAAATCATATCTATCTGTAAATGGTTCAGTCTTTGAATAATTACCCATAATGGTCTGGTGATAAGTTTCGGCATTATCAGGAACACCACAAATTGTAACGATTTTATCAATTATTTGGGCATTCTTAATTGGCTTATAAAGGAATGCTTCCAATGTGAATGTAAATGAAGCAGTAATTTCTCTTTTGTCTTCTTCACCAAAATCAGTAGTAATTTCTAGATTACTAGAATCGCATTTTATTTTAATGGAGCGTCTTGTATTTAAGAACCAGAATTCCTTTAAGTCTATATAGTTTTCAGGTGCAAATCTAACCAATATCTGTTCCATAATCTGATTAGCATCAGAAATATGTTCCGTCTTGGCTTCCATTGAAATAGTAACATTGTAAGGAACTGGTTGAACATCTGCCCAAAACTTATTTGCCATTAGATAATCTACACCATGAACTTCAAAATACTTTGAATAGAATGCTCTGCATTCACCAGCACCAGCATATCTATCACCTGCGAACTGAAGACTATCAATTCTATAAGTCATGTTTGGTAATTGGATATAGTATTTCTTACCAGATTCCTGTTCAACTCTAAAATCGTGTGACTTCATACGAGGACCAAATTTTAGAGGAACTTGAATTTTCTTTATTGGTTCACCTTTTTCATCGTATCTAACAACATATACATTATTGAAAAAATTACCAAAACCAATAACCAAAGACCTTAAACTATCTGCATACCAGTAATTCTTTGGATAGCCTTCAAGTGGTGCTCCATCAATAACACCTTTTCGGAAACCATGAAGCGATGGGTCATATGCAGGTTTTGCTGTAGAATTAGGATTATTTTGCGTCCAATTTGACATACATTATTTATGATAATTTAAGCGTTCTTTCCCTGAAGAAAGGCTTCAATTTATCAAGTTCACGAATTACAACATCGTCAATATGGGCAATATCATTGTCTAAGTTCTTAATGTTCTTTTCGTGATCTTTAATGTCATTGGATATTTTAGTCTGGTCAATTTTCTGTAATGAAATTACACGCTGGTCGCAGATAAATTTTGCAGCTTCCATCGCCCATTTTTTACCTTTTATTCCAGGCATATTTTCAGCAATATATTTTACAGGATCTTTTTCTTCTAGACCTTTAACAATCACTTTGATATTTTGTGATGCCAATAATCTCCATTCAGATTTTTGCTTTTTATCTTCTTCAATTTTCTTTTCGGCTTCACACATCTTAGTTTCAACATCTTTTCGCCAATCAACCCACATATTCATTAGTTCAAGCATGTTTGGCATAATGACTTTAGTATCAACATCTTTTTCAATGTTCTTTGATTTAGTTCTTTCAATCGCATAATAACGATAACTTTCTGACTTTATTAAATGTTTATGGATTTTCTTTTCAAAGTCATCTTCATTAGCAAATAATACTTCTAGTTTACAAGGTTCATCTTTTGTTGACGAATCATTTACATAGATAACTACTTTATCATCAATCATTGAAATCATCTTATTGATGAATGCATTTGGTGAAAAACCCGGACAATAACCAGTAACAGTCAATAATGTATTTTTCTTTTCTTTTGTCAATGTGTATTCACATTCATACTTTATTGAACCTTCACCAGTCTTATATAATTGTTCAATTTCTGCGGGTGTAGATATAATTTTTCCACCATACTTATAATCAGGTCCTTTAAATACCTTCATTATATCTTTTATTTTGGTGGCTTCACCTTTCTTAACAACTATCTTCAATGCATCAACTACTTCTTTAAGATTATGTGCAGGAATATTGCAACTTAAACCAACCGCAATACCAGCACATTCATTTATAAAGAAATTAGGAACTCGTGTAGTCAATACAACAGGTTCTTTAAATTCACCTGTATAGTTTGGAACATAGTCCGCAACATCCATGCATTCAAGCATTTTCATACCAAGTTGCGAAATCTTTGCTTCGGTATATCTTTCAGCTGCAGCACCATCGGTCAAAGAACCCCAGTTTCCCTGACCAAAAATCATAGGATATTCACTATCAGCCAATGTTCCCAATGAACCATAAGCAGTTCCATGCGGGTGATATTTTCCGCATACAATCACCTGTAATTCTAGCAGATTTTACAGTCTTATTATCCCAAGTTGCCTTCAATTCTTTTGCAGTCCACATCAATCTACGCTGAGCAGGCTTCAATCCATCACGATAGTCAGCCAATGCTCTATCTTCAAGAACATCCAAACCATAAGTTTTCATATTGGTATGGAACATAGTTTCAGCATTTATTGTTTTTTCATCTGTATCTTCAAAAAAATCATTTAATTCTGTTTTATTCTTTTTCATAATATTCCTATAAATTTTTTACAAATATAATAAAATACACACCATATACAGGTGTGTTATTTATTTTGTTTTTATTTGAACTTATTCTTCGTCAGCGAACATAGCATCAATATCTCTAAATTTTTGTATTTGGTCTTCTAGTTTTTTAACAACATTGGCTACTTTTGCATCATTTTCTAGAATTGTTCTCATTTGAGACATTGTTAAGTCTTTTATATTATGGACTTTGCAAGGAATATCAAATATGAATGATAGATAGTTGTCTTTAGTGACTTTTGTTTCTAGTAATTCTGAATAATCGTATATAAAGCAATCAGGTGAATTTGTGTAATTATTGACAATCTTATAAATTGGTTTTTTCCTAATTAAACTTGATTCATTATATCCATATTCCCAAAATCTATCTAGTTTATTTCTAATAGATGTAACCGCATAATCTTCAATAAAGAATGCTTTATACTTCAATAATTCTCTTATGACATCACTCGACGAAATCATCAGCAATAAATCTCTTCTTCAATTCATTGTTTAATTGTTTGATTTTATTTATTGTTCTACCTAAAAAATATTCAAGTGTCTTTGGGTCTGAAACATATATGAATGATGTGGTAATATTTAGAAATGGTTTAGTATCATTTGGAAATAGAGGACTTTCATTATTCTGAAAAATACTGAATGCATTATATCGTAATTGAACTTTTTGAAACCCTGTACTAAAATATGTAATATAAAGCCAGCTAGCTGGTTCATCATCTGAATAATTATAATATCCATACCAGGGCTCATTTACATTGAAATGTAGTCCTAATTTTTTACAAACAATGTGATATTCATCTATTGTCATTCTGAAAAATCATTCTCAATGTTATATTTTTTAACAAATACTGTATATTGTTTATTGTATAAAGTTTCATCTGTAATTTCACATAGTTTCAACCAGTCTTTATGTACATTTACAAAATCCTTTATCATTATATGTTTATCGGCTTTTATATCCAAATAGTCATAACTAAATATAAATTTTATTTCTTGAGAATTGTCAAAACAATGAGTATTATAGATACATCTTATTTTTGATTCCCAGGTTTTAATATCAAAATTCCAACCAGGAGTTAAAGTAATCTCTGCATAATGATTTTTATCTGTGCATTTAAAATAATTTGACCAGACAAAATCAGCTGATAAATTATCATTCCATACATTACTTACATATTGTTTTAATTCTTTGAATGCTTCCTGTAAAATATCATCCATTATTACCACCACAAATTATGATAATATTTGAAAAACAGTTCAAATCCTTCATCAAGGACTTTCTGTTCAACATCAGTAAAAGTACAATCAAAACGCTTCACATCAAGTTCAAATGCAGCAATCATCTTATCAAGAATAACTTTCCATTCAGTCATAGATGAAAGTTCTGATGGAAAACCATTAGTCAATTCACGAAAACGCTTTAGACGAGGAAGAACGAACTGCGAAATAACGAAATCCAATGAATAGGTCTCGCTATCATCAAAACCATTTTCCATACGCTGGTTCTTGTACTTTTCATATCGTTCATCGTCTTTATTCAATACACTAGAACAAGAGAAATTGATGTTTTTCTGTCCTGCCGGGTCAAAATCAAGCATTCTTGAACTCCTTATTAATAGTGTTTATTCTACCTTGAACTTCTGCCATCTTCATCAGTTGCACCCTTTCGGCTACACCATTTGGATTAAATGTTAAACCATTTTCTTCAAAAACTTTCGTAATATGGTTCAATCCCTTTGGTGTGACTCTCATTTTCCAGCTATGAGGAATCTTTTCAATGTAGCCCCAATGCTTTAAAGATTGCCATACTTCACTCTGAGATGAACAATAACCAATCTTTTCAATGATTTCATCTTTTTTCAAACCTTCAGAATAACGAGCAAGAACTTCCATAATCAAAGACCAATAAGTCCTTTCAGGCTGCATCATAGTGTTGTCAATGTTAAGACTGTGTTTAGTTCTTCTAAAAAGTTTATCGCAATTAAACATTCTTCATTTCCTTATACATTTCACTATTTCTAGCCTGTTCCAATTCTCGTTCAGACAATTTCCAATAAGCTCGGCGAGTACCAAAATCAGGAATAACTTCGTGAACAATCACAGCATTATGCCATTGACCCATCTTAATAGCACGAGATGTAGTATTTTTAGGACTATTTCTACGGCGAATATCACAAGCAATAGCCTGGACAGTAGATTTATCTTCAATAAAGGTGCGAGTCCAAAAACCATTTTCATTTACACCATCTTCACGAAGTGACTGTTTGTTTTTTTCCTGAGCAAGTTTGGTTTCACGATTTTGGCAGGACGGCCAGCCAATTTCAAAGACACCATAAAGTTTGTTTGCCATTAGAACCTCATTGTTGTTGTTTCTAAGTTTAAATATAGAAAAATGGCTGACTAATGTCAACCATTTATTATATTAAAATGTAAAATTATTTTTACTTGTCAATACCAAGTAATTCTTTTCTAAATGCCGTTCCTTCACCCATAGTATCTTCACAAGCTTTTTCTGTGGCATCAGTCCATTTCACCTGGATTAACTTTCTAGATTTTGGATTTAGACATAGTTCAGAAAGTTGTTCTGGAGAACATTCACCCCATCCTTTCAATCTAGTAATCGTATAATCAGAACATTTAAGTTCTTTCATCTTATTATCTATTTCTTTTCTAGTCATTCCATACGCTTTTGTTTTTGCACCTGTAGCAACGAACAATGGAGCGTCAATGATATACAAATGCCCATTCTTAATTAAATCAGGCATATAGTTCACGAAGAATGCTGTGCAAAGATTACAGATATGCTGACCATCAACATCTGAATCCGCCATTAGAATTACTTTACCAAAGCGTAATTTTGATTCGTCATAGTCAGTCTGAATACCACATCCAAGTGCTGCTACAAGGTCTTTAATTTCTCGGTTACCATCACATTTTGCTTCACCTTTCTTTGTTGGTTTACCAAAAAGTTCTTCAGGTGTTGCTTTTGCTGCATTGATAATCTTACCACGAATCTTTAATTCACCTTGGAAACCTTCACGAGCATGCTTAAAGTGACCACCGGCGGAGTCACCTTCCACTATAAACATTTCTAGTTCATTTGGATTTTTATATTTTCTTCTATCAGCATCAAGGAATTTATCGCTAATATATTTACTTCCTGCATTCAATGTTTTTAGACCTTTCAATAAGTCTTTAGATGCTTTCATTTTTTCTTTTTGTTCAAACATCTTTTCAGCATATGTTACAATGCGAGTTAGAACATCCTTATTTCGTCTAAAGTACTTTTCCAATGCAGGTGTCAATTTTTCAATAATTTCTTTTTCAACAGGTGTATTTGTCAATTCATTTTTAGTTTGTCCTTGATATTGAGGGTCCGCCATTCTATGATGTATAGCACCAATCACACCTTCTAATATATCATCATTTAAAATTTTCTTTTTAGAATTATCTTTTACAACATTACAAATGGCTTTCTTTAATCCATTTAAATGAGTACCACCTAAATTTGTATAACATACATTAACGAAACTTCTAAATGTATATCCATCTTCCTTTGCAAAATTTACAGCAACATCTGTAAATTCGTCATTATATGTAAAGATAGAATCATTCTCATTTTTTGCTACGAGTTCTTCTAGACCTTTTTCAGAATAATATTCAATTTCTTCATTGTTGTCTATTTTCAAAAATATATGTAGTCCAGGACATAGATACTGAATATCTTTCAATTCACGTTTTAGTCTATGTAAATCCAAATCTGTTGAATCAGTAAATATAGTTGGGTCTGGTGTCCACTGAACTATTGTTCCTTTCTTCTTAATTAGACCTTTATATTCTTCAGGCAATCTACAACGAGTTACATCAGATTTAATTACACCTTTTTCAAATGTCTGTGTGTAGAACCAATTGTCCTTACTATTGTTTGACCAGACTTGTAATTGTGTAGATAGTGCTGCAATAGCTTTCTGGCCGATACCATTCAATCCAGAAGAAGTCTTATATACATCGTGATTGAACTTACCACCAGCGTGTAATTGTGTAAATACAAGTGTCAAAGAATCCATTTGGGCTTTTTCATTCCAACCAACAGGAATACCTCTACCATTATCCACGACTGTTGTTTGCTTCGTTTTCGTATTATAGAATACCCAAATGTTCTTATTAAATCCTGCTAAGTATTCGTCAATCGCATTATCCAAGGATTCTCTTAAAAGTCTATACAAACCATCAGATGGATTACCAGACACAGCACCTATGTACATCGTAGGTCTAGTACGAACTGTTTCAAGCCCCTTTAAAAATTCAATGCTATTTGCACCATATTCTTTCACTTCACTCATTTATAATTACCTTTCACCATTCATTTTGAACTTAATTAAT